CGACAGCGGCAAGCGTGGCCCCGGAGAGCCCGAAGACGCGCTGCGCGAGGATGGCGAGGGTGCCTGGGGTGTAGCGGGTGCGGCCGGAGGAGAGCTCATCGAAGAGCGCGCGGAACTCCCGCGTGGCCGTTGCGATCTGACCGTGCGAGGCGCCGACTTCCTGGCCGGCAGAAAGCGCTGCGGCACCCAGGCCCTTGACCGCAAAACCCGCCTCGTTGACCGAGACTGCAAGCGGGCGCGCGGCGGATTGAAGCTCGAGCGCCCGTTGCGTGAGGGAGCGCAACTGCTGCTCGCCGGCCGGGTCAAGAGAGCCGGCGGCGCCTGCGCGAGCGAGCGCATTGATCTGGGCTTGGGTGGAACGAAACTCGGCGTTGAGGACGGCGAGCTTCGCCTGGGCGTCGGCGATATCGGCCGTGATTTTTAGGGCGAGATTATTAGACATTGCTGCAGATCGCCCTCAGCTCATCGTCCGTCAGTTCGCGCCGCTCCTCAGCGATCAGTCCGTGCGCGCGACACCACGCCTCGAGCATCCATTGCACGGGCGGCTTTTTCTGCCAGTAGTCGGAAAGCTCGGCGACCTCTTTCCAGGTCAGCCGGTCGAGGATGTCGTCGGGGAACCAGCCGGTGGCGTTGACGAGGTATCCGAGGAGTTCTCCACGACTGATACGCTCGTCCCGCTGACCAAAGGGCGCTGCACGTACCCCGACTGCGATTTGGCGGCGATCATGATGGGACCCAAGTCATTCGCCGATGCGCTCTCGAAGAACTGATCCTCCGTAAGGTCAGGATAGTTCCGGCGCAGCACGGCGAGCACGAAGGCGATCGCAGCACGCGTCCAGGCCTTCGGGTCGCTGTTCACGTCCGAGATGATCTCCTGCTCCGCCTCGGTATCGAAGTGCGTGCGCAGGGACACAGGGGGGACGGTGTATTCCCCGAAGGCGGTCTCGACCCGAACGCCCTTCATCCTCAAACGTCCGTGTAGATCGAGAGCGGGCTTCCGCCGTTCGGAGAGAAGGCCTCAAGGTCCATCTCGCTGATGGCGAACTTCGCCATCGCGGTCGGGAGCGAGAGCTTGCCGGCGATGCAGTTCGCAAGCAGGAAGCGCTCACCGACCCCGTTGGTCGAGCGCTGCAGAATGACCGAGAACACCGGCTGCACGCCCTGAAGTGAGTTCGGCACGACGATGGTCGAGCCGACCGTCGCCTGCGTATACGTGTAGGTGAAGAAAATCGCCTGCCCGTTGTCTGAGACGTTGAAGGTGTATACGCCGGCTGTGACGCTGTACTGCCCAACAGACGGTGCGCTTGCGACCGGAGTCAGCGGAACTCCGGTCGAAACGTACACGACGCCGAAGTCCGCGACCCACGTCGCCGAGTTCGTGACGGTCGCAGACCCAGAGGCAACCGAGTGCTGCTCGTTGTAGGCGAGTGATGTCGTGCCGGCAGAGGGCGTCGCTCCTGAGAAGAAGAGCGAGGTGTAGATGGGACCTGAGATGTATCCGAACTTCGCTTTGGCGGAGATATCCATCTCACCGCGCGCCACGAGCGCCGGGAACATGTTCTGCCCGCGCAGCTTGTCCGTCTTGCCCGAGATCTCGAGCGTCACGTCCTGCAGCGTCCCGAAGGCGACCGGCTGCACGTTGGTGCCGCTCGGCTTGGCGATGAGAAGTCCGCTACCGAATGAGGCGTAATTGGCGTTTTGGGTACCCATGAATACTCCGTCAGGCACGAGCGCGCCTCGGCCGCAAAGCCGCTTCGCATCTCAAAGAGGTGTTGGAACTTAGGGGACGATGATCTCGATGTCGGCGACCGCAATGGCCTGCGGGCCGATGTCGCCCGGGTCCTTATCGACCTTGCCGATCATCCGGCACCAGTGCACAAGCCCACCGAGTGTGAAGCGCCCGGATATCGGGTCCGGATTCATCGCGGCGCGAATCGCATCGAGGAAGTTGTTGAGCGATGTCTCGGGGACCACATCCGGATCCTCTCCGGCCTCACTCACGATCACGACCTGGGCGTAGAGGCTCAACGCCTCAAGCGGCCCCTCGTATTCGATCTCCTCGGCATCCTGCGGGCGGGCGCGCACGAAAAGCGCAGGGCACGGCACATCGCGCGTGAACTTGGCGCGTCGGCTCGTCGTGACGAACCCCGTCGTCATGGAAACGCCAAGCGCGTTCACGGTCGCCGCGATTGAAATCGTAAGGGGAGCAACGCCCGTGATGACCGCCCCCCTCGGGATGCCCTCCCCGAACACCGGAAGGCCGATGAAGAGTCCGGCCGTCGTGCTCGGATTCGCAAGCTCCTGGTCGCCGGCCTGCGTGTCGGCGGTGAAACTCGTCTTCGTCGCTGCAACGAGCGTGTCGAACAGGCTCTGCATGACGCTCTCGCGCGAGGGTCTCATCCGGCATTCGCCTCGGCGACCGTCTCATCGACCGCCTCCTCGAGAGAGACCATGATCGGACCACGCAGCTCCTCGAGCGGTCCGCGCAGGTACCGTCGGGCGGCGAGGTTGACCGGCGAGCTCATGCGCGCCCTGATCCGCCGGCTGCTGCCTGCAAGACGCGTGATGATGCCGTGCGTCTCATCGCGCACCGCGCGCGGCTTGTTGCTCCCGTATTCGAGCGTTGCCGCCTTGGCGTATTCGTTGTGCGGGCCTGGATTCGGCGCGTAGACGCTCACGTATCCGGCAACGCGATTGCGAGCACCCGAGAAGAGCCGCGAGGCAATCTCACTTGCGAGTCGTCCCGTCAGATGCGGGACGACTTCTTCAACGCTCTCCCACAGCTCTGCGGTTGCCGCCTCGATGCGCTCGGTGAGCCGCGCGTGAAGGGAGGGAGTGAAGTTCTCGAGCCGCGCGCCGATCTCCCGGGCGCCGGTCTCGGTGATCTCAATGCCACTCATGGCTAGAACGCCACAGGGACACGGTACTGATCGATGAGGGCGATAATCTCAGGCGCAAAGGCGCCCTTCTGCCCCGGAGCCTGTCCGACCCAGTAGCGCTCCACGCCGACCATCTGGCCCTGACTGCGCTCGACGAGCATAGGATCGCGGCCCTTGGCTCTGAAGCGCGAGGTCACGAGTCTCAGGCACGCATCCTCAAGGTCAGCCGGAACGGTATCGAACCCCGCCTGATAGATGACCGTCGTCGGCTCAGCCTCCCACTTCACCGAGATTCCGGTGAAGGAATCGAGGCGGATAAGCCAGCCGCGCTTGGCATCGACGGTGAAGTCCTGTCCGTAGACGAGCGTCTGTGTCGTACCCACGGAGAGCGTCTGCACGACCTGAACGCCTGTGGTCATAGAAAGCCCGGCGACGCTCGTTCTGGCGGCCTGGGAGAGAATGAGAGAGGCCGGATTGACGGTCTTGACCGTCGTGCCGACCGGGATACTGCCGTCGGATGCGAAGACGAGCGAGCCGGTAGCAATCCCGGCCGTGCTCTTGATGCCATCGACGACGGTCGAGGAGTGCGTGGTGCCGCTGAAGGCTACGACGCCCGAATTCGCAAGCGGCCAGCGCGATAGCTGAAGCGCATAGACCCCGCCTGGAACCTGCCATGGGTACGGGTCCTGCTGAATATAGATCAGGTCCTGCAGCGTCTCGAGCGCGAACACTCGATTGCAATAGTTCGAGATCGCGGCCGAGACCTGCGTGATTGCGCGAGAGATGAACGCATCATCGTCGGTCTTATCGGGATCGGTGAACCCGAGTTCGTCCCTCGCGGTTTCAAGGTCCGTGAGGTCGTAGTTCGCAGCGGCCGCGAGCACCGTCGTGATGGTCTCGACGGCCATTAGTACTCGGCGATGATGTTGGTCGCGGTCGTCCCGGTCGCGAACACTCGAGAGGCGCGCACATTGAGATACGCCCCCGCGGGCACACCGGTGTACGTGACGGTCGAGCCGCCGACAGTATTCACCTTCACCGCGCCAGTGCCGCCGATCCAAAGCCGCTTGGATGCGAATGCAAGATCGTTCGTATCGCTCGGCGTCACGGCTGCGGCATTCGATGCCGGGGATAGCAGATCGTTGCCGGAGCCGGCGTAAATGTCGGTCATGGGTCAGCCCCTTTTGCGCAACCGCAGCATCGGCCGCTTCGGGGAGGCAACCGAGCGGGGTGAGAGAACCGGAGCGACATCGGGTGGCGGATACGGGCGCGGGTCCTGCGCCTCGCCGCTTTTCACGAGCCGCGCGGCGAGTGCATCATCCTGAATAACCCCATCCTGGCCGGCTCGCCACGGATGCATATCCTTCGTGAATTTCACGATCGTCGCCATGACAACTCCCGAAAGAGGAACCCGGCGCCAGAAGGCGCCGGGTCAACTGTTACACCGCAGCGAGGGTGTTCTCTCCGGAGAGAATCACATCCGCCACGACGAGCGCCGTGGGCGAGGTGCCCCCGGTGAAGGAGACGGTCGTGACCGCACGGATGTAGCGATTGGCCGCCGTCAAGTCCACCGAGAGACTGTTCTCGGTGTTGGCAGCCGTGAGCGCCGCATTCGTCGCGACGTTCACGCCATCGGGCTTGTAGTCGGCCCACGTGGAGTTGTCGGAGGAGTGCTGCAGCTTCGTGACGACGCTGGTCGTCGACGGCGCGCCGCCGACAGCCCCTGCGGCCTGATGCAGCACGCAGCAGCCGGCAAGGCTGTGAGCCTGCCGGTCGATCGATCCGCCGTTGACGGTGGCAGCGGCCGAGCTCTGCGGCTCGACGCTCGTGACAGTTGCGAGCAGCGCACCAATGTTGCGCTGGGTGACGATATCGCCCATGGAGGTGATCTCCTGAAAAAATCCTAGTAACCGAGTGGAACCGGGGCCGCAGGCGCCCCGGAGATATCAGGCGACTACGAAATCGCCGGTGCCCAGCGCACGAACTGATCGACCGCCACCGCCGCGTCATGGCGGATCTGGAAGTCGTGCTCTGCGATGGCACGGATGAGGGTCTGATCGTTCTGGAACGCGGAGACCGTGTTGCTGCCGGAGTCGACGTACATGCCCTCGCGAGAGACCGCGAGTTCGAGCGACATGGAGTCGAGAATCATCGCCTGATCCATCTCCGCGAGGATCACGAACGAGCAGTCGGTCTGCGCGCTCGAGGCATCGTGGATATTGATCGGGATCTGCGTCGACTTCTTGAACGGATACCCCAGAAGTTCCCCGGAGAGCAGTTCCTCGCGATAGACGTATACGCCGAGGGAGTTCTGCACGTTGAAGAGGTAGTTGTAGCTCCTCGGGTGCATGAACCAGCAGCGCTTCACGTCCGGAACATTCGCCGTATCGAGCTTGTTGACGAGACCGCCGAGCTCGGAGGCCGCTGTCGCGAGCGTGTAGCTCTCCGTCGAGCTGATCCAGTTGCCACCGGATGCCGCCGTGGAATTACCCGTGCTGCTGAAATTTCCGGCCGTGCCACCGCCCGTGACGGCGAAGCGATTGGCGAATCCGGTGAATCCCATCGGGGCCGCTGCCGTGCCGTCGCCCGTCAGGAACGCGAGGTCCTCACGCAGCGCCGTGACCTTCACGAGATCATCGCGGACGAAGGCATCGGCCGCCGGGTCCGCATAGCGCATCATGTCGTTCGAGACCGGGACGAGCGCGGTGAGCTTCTTGAAGCTCGCGACGATCTGTCCGACCGTCTGCTGGCTCGATGCGATCTGCTGCACCTCAGTGCCATAGGAGGCCGTTGCGGCGGCCGTCTGGCTCGGAAGCGTCATTGTGCCACGGGGCATCGGGAGAACCCTGGGTCCGGCACCGCGAACGACCGCCATCGGGCGCAGGAGCTCGATGATCTCATTCACGTAGTCGGGCGGAACGATGAAGCCGCCAGAGGATCCGACCGAGGTCACGAGGGCGCGCGTCTGAGCGTCCTTGCGCGGCTCAAAGGCGCGCGCGATGGGATGACGCTCACCGTACTGGGTGACGGCGATCTCCCGTGCACCGGCAAGACTGCGGCCGGCGGCATCGAAGATCTTCGCGCAGGCAACCGCGCGCAGACCCTTGTGGGTGCCGAGACCGCGGGCCTTCGCCGCACTCTCGCTCGTGTACGGGTCATCATCGCCCGCCTGGATGCGCAGCTCCTGGCCTTCCACTGCCTGAGCGCCTTCGGCCGCGAGCGCCTGCGCATCGCGCGCACGCTTTATCGCCCCGTCGAGATCGACCACGGCGCGATGCTTCGCCTCGTAGTCCTTCTGCTCATCGACGGTGAGGGATTCTTTGTCGGCCAGCGCCTTGAACGCATCGAAGGCGGCCGCACGCTTCTTCACGAGGTCATTGACCTGGATCATTTGCGGGCTCCTGAAACGAAAAAAGGCGCCGATGGCGCCCTACGTGGATTGCCTTGCCCAAGGGCTTCAGAGGGCTGCCAGAAACAAAAAGGGCGCCCGATGGCGCCCTTTAATCAATCAGTTGAACGAACCTACTGAGCGGCGAGCGCTAGCAGCTCTGCCTGTCGGCGACGGAAGTCGCGGTTGCGCGAACCCTCAGAGCCCGTGCTCTCGGCGGTTCCCGCGGAGGTCTGCACGTCCTTTGAGTCTCCATCCTCTGCACCAGGCGTCGATCCCTCAACAACAGAGCGCATGCAGCGCTGTGCGGACTTCACGGACCGCGCGATCGCGGCGTGCGAGTCACCGGCATCGGCGTGGCTGTCGGCGAGGTTTGCCGCCGCATCGGAGGCATCCTCAAGATGCCCCACCGCGGCCTTGTTCGCCTTCGCGGCGCGCGCGACGTGCTCGGCTGCCTTCTCGGGTTCTTTCTTCGCAGCAGCGAGCGCATCCGATGTGTCGGCCTGCGCCTTCCGCGCCTTCTCCTGGGATGCCGTGATCGCATCCATGTGGCCGGCAGCAGATTCGTGATGCTCACCGAGAGAGCGGTGATGCTTCATGGCGCGATCCAGGTGTCCGGCCGCCTCATCGAGCTTCTTCTCGTTGGAGGCTGACAGAGCACGCCCGGCGCGAGCGAGCGCAATGCCGTACCGCCACGCGCGAGAGCGGGATGTCTGAGCGGCGGCCACGTAGGAGCGCTCCTCGACGACGATCTCTTCCTCATCGAGTTCGAGGTCCTTGTCCTCGAGCAGTTCCGTCGCCTCCTCGTTCGCCATCGCGATGAAGGCCTTACCGAGCGCGACGAGGGCTTCACCGAGCATTCCCGGCACCGCGCTGCCGTCGCCTTCGAGTTCCGCCTCCCACTCGGCGCACTCATGCGCGTAGCCGAGCTGCTGAAGCTGATAGGCGAGGCACGCCACCTCGCACAGACCGCGCTTGAGCGTCGGCACCTTCGGTGCGCGCTCGAGTGCGCGGGTGTGTTTCGCCACAATGGCGCGATCTTTCTCGCCCATGCCAGCCTTCTCCTCGTAATGCTTGATGACGGCCTGGGCGGATTCTTTCACGCCCTCTGGGATATCCGTCTGCGACAGGCGCGATGCGGCGGCGCGGATCGCGCCCTTCGGCACCTTCAGGCGCCCGTCGACCACGTGCGCGATCGGCAATTTATAGCTACCACGTTCCTTGGGCTTCGCGGCGTTGTAGGCGAGAAACGCCTTGCGCGCCTTCGAGGGATCGAAATCATCCCCACCCGCCCACTCGAACACTGAGGCCTCGGCAGCCGGGCCGTCCCAGCCATCGGAGTCCTCGATCGGCAGGTCCCGAGAGACGCCGCATTTCCAGTCCTCTGCACTGCGCTGAGTCACGATGGCTCCTGTGTCTGCCGGCACGCTGACGAAGGAGAGCTCCAGTAGGTCCGAGCGCGTGATGTGCTGACCCCCGCGTGGCTGGCTCTTCTCGAGCGGGGTCATCTCAAGCGGCTCGAAGCCCACGCTCACGGAGCGGATAGTGCCGTCCTTCACCAAACCGCGAACCTCATCGGCCTTCGGAGAAATCCCAGGCGTCGCCCACTGAATCTCCACCGAAAGATTGCCTTCGGCGTCGAGGCCGACTGCAACCGGGGCGCCGACCGGGACCTTCGGGTCGTGGTCGAAGAGGATCGCTCCGACGCGCAGGAAGTTCTCGGTCTGGATGCCGGCGGGCTCGAGGATGTGCCCATCGCGCGCAAGCTGGTTCGTCGCGGCGGTAACGCGCGTGCGGTTATCGGCGATCTGCGCCGACTGGACGGGCATCACCTTGCGAATCATGCTCATCAGACGTAGCTCGCCTTGCCTGCCGTCACGAGCGCATCGGCCTCTCCCTTAAGGAGCGTGAGCACTGTGCCGCTCACGATGGTGCGCGGATAATCTAGATTCACCGCACTCGTTCCCGTCATACTCGGGCGAGTCGGGATACCAGGGCCGCTCAACATGGCGTAGTTCGCCGAGAGCTGCACTTTGACCGGTGCCCCATGTTCGATGCGGGCCATGTCGACGTTGATCGCCGTCCCGCCCGCGGTTCCGTGCTGGACGAGTCTCGGATTGATCCCCATGTTGGAAACTCCTCAGCCCGTCGGGGCCGTGTCGTTTTCGGCCGAATCTCCACCCGTCGGAACGCTGGGCTTTGGCTCCTGGCCTTCGGCCGGTCGGCCCGCAGCATCTGGGGCTTGTCCGGCCATGTCAGAGCCAAGCGCGGCTAGATTGACCGGCGCGCGAATCTCATCCCCGCCCTCAACCGGCGGCAGCCGCTCGCCGCGCCGCCACTCGTTCGGCGCGATCATCCCGGAGAGAATGCCGATGCGGCCGATGTTGTAGCGGGTCAGAGGATCGGCGCGCAGGAGCGGGGACTCATCGATATCGAGCCCGAGACCTTCTGCATCGAGTCCGAACGTGCGCACGATCTTTTGCTCGAACATCTCAAGGTCCGGAGCTACGGTCTCGTTCACGTAGCTCTGATCCTCCTGGATGATCGTCGAGCCGCGTGAGGTATCAGCCTGCATGAGCTTTCGGGTCGGCACGCCGAAGAACCGCGCGATATCCTGCACCGACATCTGCTGCTGGTTGATGAACTGCAGGTCCACAGCATTGAGCTGAAGGGCCTTCCACTTCACGCCCTCCTCGAGCACCGCCGTGCGACCTGCGTTCTGGGCGCCGGCCTGGAACTGTTCCCACTGCGCCTTCAGGCGCTTCGCAGCATCCTCGGAGAGTTTGCCCTCGGATTCGAGAACCCCGGATGGCCGGGCACCGTTGTTCACCCAGCGAGAGGCCTGGATATTCTGAGCCATCGACAGGCCGATCGAGTCTCGCGCAAGACCTATGGTCGACGCTGAGACCAGCATGTTGAAGCTGATCCCGCGGATGTGCAGGATGTCCTCGGCCGGAATGGCCACCGGGAATCCATGCAACATCGCGATCTGAAAGAGCCCTATACGGTTGACATTGTAGAACCAGGACCCATCGGCCGCCTCGAGCACCATCACCGCATCGGGGTTGATCCAGATGAGTTCGGTCGGATCACCACGCCGGTCGCGCAGGATCGCCGCGTATGCATTCCCGCGAAGGAGATATGCAACCCACAGATCGCGGCAGAACTCGAACCATGTCTGCACGCGATTCGGGCGTGCAAGGAGCCGCGCGACGGCGTGATCCTTGGCATCGATCTTGGTACGGGTCCCGTCCGCAGCCTCACTAAATACCGAGGGCTTGCAGCGAGCAACGTCGTTCGCGCGGACGTACACGGCACGGTAAACCGCGCTCACGCTCATCGCAGTCGCCTGCGAGATGAGCATCCCCGAGGCCGATTGCACGCTCCCGAGAGGCGGAATCATGCCGTAGGAGGGAACGCCCGCGCTCGAGCGCTGCATCCCCCGAGTCAGACGCGTCAGAAGCCCCATCAGTCAGCCCGAGCCAAGAGCAGGCTTCCTGCAAGCAGGAGCGCTCCCGCGACAAGGAATCCGAGCGGCCGGTAGATGAGCCATGCTCCGTACGCTAGGAGCGCAGCGCCAGCAATCCCCACCACATCCGTCAGCGTGAGCGCGGATCGGATTTTCATCATTCGCGCTCCTCAGCCGAGAACCAGAAGTCCACGTTCCTCGTACACCGAGGGCCCGGAATGCGGCGCAGCGGTAGCTGCCCCTACGGCCATCGTCAGCGCGACCAGCGCATCGATGCGGTTCACAGCGCGGCGCTTGGAGAACCAGCGGTTATCGAATGGATCGTGCTCGACAGCCGCCGACATCATCGCGGAGATGAGCACTGGCGAGCGGCGAATGCGGATCCGCTTCTCGAGAATCAGCGTCTCGAGCGCGAGCACCGAGCCTGGCATCCAAAGGCCCTGCGGGGCCTCATCTCCGGAACGCTTCGCAGCCTCGACCGCCTCCGGAGTTGGCTTGGCCCGCCGCACCCCGCCCTGCGGGTGCTCGGCCTGCGGCACCGTCACCCCGAGCCCATCGAGTTCGTCCTCGAGCTTTCGATAGGCGTAGCGGTCGTACGCCAGAAGCTCGAGCTGATACTCCGAGAGCGACTCGGCAATGCGCGCTGCGATGAAGTCGAGCCGGATGTTCCTGCCCTGGACGGCGTTGAGCCATCCGCCCTTCACCCACACCTCGTACGGGGCCTGATCGCGCAGTGACCGCTCGGCGAGGGTATCCCTCGGGGTCCAGGTCTCGACCCACGCATCGAACGTCGGAAGCTCAACCGGCCTGCCTTCGCGCTCGACTACCACGGTGCCGGTCGGCACACAGAATCCGAGCGCGGTCAGGTCCTGAGAGCCGGAAAGATCGAGGCCCTCGAAGACTCTCTTGCCTAGGTGCTCGCGCGGATCGAAATCCGACATGACTGACTCGAGCGCCGCACGCCCCATCCAGGCCTGCTCGGCATCCGTCCAAACGCAGAAGTGAAGGCGCAGGATGCCGTTCAATTTCCCGGGAATCGCCTTCGCCTGGCGCACGACGGAGGCGAGATAGTCATCCTTCACCGTGACGCCGAGCAGCGGGTTTGCCTTCACCCAGCAGGCCGGGTCCTCAAGCGGATCATCATCCTTGTCGAGGGCACAGACGTACGAGAACGACTCGTCATCGACCGGATCGCCTACATATTCGGGCTCAGCGTCCGACGCACCCATGCTGCCCGCAGCCACCCGCACGGCATGCTGGTGCTCCTGCCAGCAGACCGAATTACGGTCCGAGCCGGAGTTCGTGATCATCAGGAGCAGCGGCTGCCGCCTCCACTTGAACCCACGCTCGAGAAGCTCGATGGTCGTCCCGTTCGGATGCTCGTGCACCTCATCGCAGAGCGCGCACGAGGGTCGCGGGCCTGACTGACCGTCATCGTTCGAGATCGGACGGAAAAACGAGGCCGTCTTCGGATCGGCAAGGTTCCAGACCGGATTGCCGCCAGACTTGACGAGCCTCGCGGCGAGCTCTGGGGATTGATCGACCATCGCGACGGCGTCTCGAAAGAGCACCATCGCCTGGTCCTTCTTCGACCCCGCAGCGTAGACCTCGGCGCGCGCCTCATCGTCGGCGAGCATGCAGTACATGCCAACCGCCGCAGCGAGCGGTGACTTTCCGTTCCCTTTCCCCTGCTCGATGTAGGCCCGCCGGAACCGCCGCGTGCCGTCCGAGCGCTTCCAGCCAAACAGAGACCCCAGGATGAACGCCTGGGATGGATGCGGCTCGAACTGGCGCCCCTCGAACTGGCCGCCCGCGAGGCGCAGCACGACGCGGCAGAATCGGATAACCCGCGCCGCTGCTTGGCCATCCCACTTGAGCCCCCGCGCCGGACCCTTCTCGAGGTCATCCAGGTGCCGCCTGCACGCGTTGCGCACATGCGGCCCGGCAATGACCTCGCCCGCGACAACCGATCTGGCGTACGCCTCGACCGGGTCAGCCGAGGAACTCGTCGGCTGGGCTCTTTGTGCCTTCCGGCTCCTTGGCGGGGATTTTCGCTCGGTCAACGGGGAACATCCCCAACTTCGCAAGCCACTGGCGCAGCTCCTTCAGCGTATCGATGTGGGGCGTGAGCCAGTAACTGGCGAGCTGCCGCGCAGCCATCTCCACCGCGATCTCGTCGCAGTTGAAGATCGCGATCCTCGGCAGACGCGCGACGAGGTAACTCCAAGCCCTGACCGCTTCCGGCGGAAGATGCGCCGGAGGACTCTCACAGAACGGAGCCGTCCCCTCCGGGTCCTTCCGCCGTCGTCCAGGATGCTTCTTGAACGCGCCCCGAAGCTCAAGAACGTTCGATGGAGTGCGAGGCCTTGCCATAACCGGATCTCAGAATGCCCATGTTGGAGCGCTGCGCGCGGCGGCACCGTGCGGTCGGCGGCACCGAGGACGCTGCACTGCAAAACCCCTACCCCGCCGTCATCGGTTGAACGCAGGATCGCGCGGCCACCCGCTCTCATCAGCGCCCCTGACCTTGAATGCTCCACCCATCGCACGTCCCCTCCCTCCTGGGAGCTCCTTCACCTGGCCGTCGTGCTGCCTGCACAGCGAGCGCAGGTTCTCGAGCACATCGAGCGATGTTGCATAGGCGACGTTGGGACGCGTCTGCCTGTGGTCGACGTGGGTTGCGAGCCATCCGCAGCCCTCTACGGTGCAGCGGTAGCCATCGCGCTCAAGGGCTGCCTTGCGCAGTGCCCGCCAGTGCGCGCTCTTGTAGTAGGGACCGTTCGGCATTACAGAACCGTAACCAGGATCACGACGATCCAAGCTGCGCCGGAATTCATCGTCACCGTGACTTCTACGGTGTACACGGCACCGCTCGTTCCACCACCGATGTAGGCCGAGGCGGTCAGGGCGTCGTGAACCTGGGAGGTAATCTGAAGCGCGCTGTCCGGTCCGCTCACGGACCACACGACCGCTGCGATCTGGTCCTGCGACTGTGCCGGCGGTGCTGCTGCGGTCCACGTGATGGAGCCGTCCGTGACGGTTCCCCCGACCGTTTTCGCCCAGGCGGGCTCGACGAGACCTGTTTGGCCGTCGGCATCTGCCTGATAGACGAAGCCTGTCTGATTCGCCGTGGTCGGGCGAATGATCTCCCCTGCCGCAACGAAGATGCCGGGCTGCCATGCCGCGGCGGACACCTGGGAAACGTCGATGACGTACGGCTCGTTCGCCCCGGCGTACTGGCTGTTCGTCAGCACGGTTGGGGTCAGCGTGATGCTGTTGGGCATTCAGCCTACTCCGTGATGACGATGCGCGGGGTGTCACCCGCACTGAAGATGATCCGCGGCGTATCGCCCGCCTGGAATGTCACGCGTACGACATCGCCCCTGACCGCGGCGGGCAAAGAGCCCGGCACATAGCCGACGAAGCTGAGCGTTCCAGTACTCGGCACGATGGAAATCGCAGCGAGAATGACCGGCGCTGCACCGAGCACCGACAGCGCTCCCGCATCCGGGGTGATCGCAACGCCGAGTGACAGCGTTGCACCGGAGATCGCAAGCGCCGCGGCCGCAGGTGAGATTCCAAGATCAAGCGCCGGTTCCTGGCCAACCGTCGACAATGCACCAGCCTGAGGGGTGATCGTGGTCGGGGAGCCGATCTGCGCCGCGAAGCCTGTGACACCGAGTGCGCCCGCAAAGGGCATGATCACACCAGCACCGGCCGGCTGGGCGGGCTGACCAGTGAACGATATCGCACCGGTTACCGGGGTGATCAGCGTGCGCGACACGAAAAGCGGCGCGGCACCTGCAACGCCAAGTGTCGCGGGCGATGGCGTGATGACCTGACCGACCCGAAGAGTCGGCGCGGCACCGCTGAGCGAAAGTACCGCCGCCTGCGGAGGCGGCAGCGAGAGCGTCTGAAGCGGCGCGACGCCGCCCAAGGACAGTGATCCCGATCCTGGAACCAGAGATGCCCCGAGACTCGGCTGCATCCCGGCGAGCGCGAGCGCTCCGGTCTGAGGCGTGATCGTGCCGCCGGCGCCGGTTCTCGTGATGACGAGCTTTCCGGCCCCCGGAGCGATCCCGAGATTGATGATCGGCTGCGTGCCGACAATCCCGATCGATCCTGCCCCCGGAGGGCCTGAGCTTGCCGCAACCGTCGCGGGCACACCGACAATGGCGATCGAGCCCGTGGCCGGTGTTACCTTGACGGGAACCGAGAGGCTCGGCGTTGCACCTGCGAGCGCAAGAGCGGCCGCGGCCGGCGCGATGATCGTATTGATCACGACCGTCGGGGCGTAGCCAGTCAGATTCATGGAACGCTCTTAGGCAGCTCGACGCGCAAGATGCGACGGCGTCCAGAGCCGTCTGCCGTGTCCTGGAGGCACGAACCCTCGCCTCAGAGCCGTGGCAGGCGTGATCCAGTGCCCGGCGGGCGCAACGGTCGGTGTCTGCCCGGTGATGGACACGTCCGTCTTTCCAGGAGTCACCGACACACCGCCACCTGTCGTGATCAGCGAGAATGCACCGCCTCCTGTAAGCGAGGCGTGAAGGTTGGAAACATCCGTCGAACTCAATGCTGTCTGAAAGAACGCGATGTAAGCGATGTTGCAGGTGAGTGCGCCCTGCCCGCTTACTCCGCCAAGATGCGCAACGTTCGCGGTGCTCCCGACATTCGCAATGGTCGTCGGGCCTGTGACGAGCGATCCATTTTGATACAGATTCCACTTGGCGGTCGTTCCGAACGGATCGGCCGTCATGGCGACCGTGAACGCAACTCCAGTACTCACCGCGGTTCCGGTCAGCTTCGAGGTCGAGCCGGAATTGGCCAGCGGCGTATTGCTTACGGAGGACTTGAAAAGCGCGGTGAGGTAGCTTCCGTAACTGCCCGCCGTCACACTGTAGAGAGGGAATGAAGAACTTAAATCCGCGGCGATGGAGCTGAACGCGATGAATACGCTCGTACCCGTTCCACCGCTGCCGCCCGGAAAAGAAAACGGGGTGCCCAGGGTGTACCCTGCCTCACTGAAACTGCCCGTTTTCTTGAGCTGGAAATCATTTCCGTATGTACCGCTTCCGTTCGGACCCCCGCCTGCATCCTGCGTGAGGACGTTAGCGGGCGTTACGAAGTCGTAGGGACCGGAACCGTCCGCATCGGGACCAATGAGCGAGAGGCAATTCGCCGCCTGGACGCCCGATGGGTTGAAGGTGTTGATCGTCATTCAGCCGGTCCTGAAGAATCCGACGTTGACCGCCGCGCCCGCCATCAGAACGAAACCCCGAAGTGCCGGCACGTAGCGGAAGCGGCCGTAAAAGTCCCCAGTACCATCGAGCGCCGGTGCCGGTGGTGTACCCGCAACTGACAGAGCAGTCACGGCAAACGTCGCAGGATTCACCTCGTATACGCTCGTGCTCTGAGCCTTGAGGACGACGTACGTATCGCGATCCGGACAGTACTCAGCGGAGTACTGGAACGCGTCCGACAGAAATCCACTTGGGTCGTTGAGCGTGACCTGAGTGAAGGCAGCGTTCGAGGTTGATAGGTCGTAGTAGCCGGCGACCGTCGTACTGTGCGGAAGTCTGAAGATGAGATGCCGCTTGGGATCGTAGACGAACGTGCAGCCGCCGTTGATCGTCCCGCCAGGGGTCCCCGTCGAAGTGAACTGGGTGATCGAGGCATCGGCCAGATTCCAGCGATAAAGCACGCCGGTGGGCTTTCCGCAGTGCCAGATATTTCCTATGAAGTCCCTGACCGTCGAGCAGATCGTCGTTCCAAGCCCCGCAGCCCCGGACCATGTCCCGGCTGGGTCCCACTGGTTCGTCGATAGATTAAAGCCGTCAATCGTGTCGAAGTTGCCGTTGCCATTGCCCCAGACCGCGGCCGCTCCAAAGGTCATCAGCCGATTGAGCTCCGGAACGACCTGAACCATCCCGTACGTATGCCTGGCAGAGGGCGTGCCGTCCGTGTAGTAGGCGTTGCCCTGAACGGGCGTCTGAGATGTGCCAGCGCCTACGCCCTGAGTCGGCGTACGAAGCACCGACCACGCGGGGACCGCCTGATTCAGGCTGAACTTCAGAACCTCGTTGCCGCCGTAGTCGTTGTGGCCTCCGCCAAAGATGAGAAGCTCACTCGTGACGGGATTGAGGCAGCCGCCTGAGAACGAGCAGATGAACTGCTTGCTGCCATCAGTGCCCGGATTTGGATAGCTTCCCATCACGGCCGTCAAGGCGGCTGAGTTTGAGAACTGCGTCCACGTAAGCATCAAATCGAGTTCCACCACGCAGGCTTAGCGCTCGCCAACCGAGATACAATCGCGAACTGCGGCGAGTTACTCGCCTCCGTCACATTGGCCGCGTAGTTCGGAGACTGAGAGAGAAGCTCGATCGACTCTGCGGCCTGAACGACGCCGGTCTCCGCTCCCATCTGAAGGCCGGAAATATGCAGCGCCCAGAATCCGGAAGCGGAGTCTGAGCTGTCCGGCGCGACGAAGGCAGCATCCGTATCGTGCTGCATCAGAGTCCCACCGACGCTCGGGTCCAGCGTTGCGTTGAGAACGGCCACGGACAGGTAGGACGAGAACGCCGACTGCTGCGTCAGGAATGTCGGTGGAGTGCTCGAGTAATTCGCAGTGTAGGGTCGATTGAAGACGCCGCCACGGCGGTAGTTCCAGTACGTGTTGTCGCGCTGCATGTTCTGCGTCGCGTGACGCAGATTGAAATTGCGCACCGCGGCAAGCGTCAATGGCGCGCTGAGGTTCTCAATCGACAACTCCACCGCGTGACAGAGCACCATATTCTGAAAGCCGAACATCCACCCGGCTCCCCAGAACTGCCCGTTGACCGGGATGGTGCCCATGTTGGTCGGCGAGCCATCGGGCTTATTGACCCCTTCCCCCGCATAATTGTCGTCATAGCTGAATTTTATCCAGCCGAGGTTGTTCTTCCAGCCGCCTCCATTCAGCGTCCCTGTGATAAAGGTTCCGTAGGTGAAGTTTGCGGTGTCGTCGATGCTCTTCGCGAATGCCTGCTGAAGCTGATCGGATGTCGAGAGCGTGTTTCCGTTATCGAGCGATGTGGGGCTGAGGGCAGCCGCCTGCGCGACAGTGCGCAGTATCCAAGCAATCCCTCGCGTCGTGAGCGGAGAGTCCGAGATGAGCGCCGCCTGATAACCGTTGAACGTGCGCCCGTTGGTAGAGCCGGGCTTGGAGTCGAGCGTCCCGAACATG